GGAGATATCACGGCGTTGGTTCTGATGTTCCCTCCGAGGGATGAGGATGAGAAGTATATCGATATACTTCTCATCCTCATCCCTCGGAGGGAACATCAGAACCAACGCCGTGATATCTCCAGTGCTGGATAAGTCCAGACCGCCATAACAGTCCCTGCCTTCCAGCGCGGCCAGATCAATCGCTTCGTTACCCTTCATGAATATCGCATCCGGTATCCATGCCACAGTACTTGAAACCCACATATTCAGCCTCAGCCACTTGAAGGTCACTTCGTCTGCCGGATTCTGCTTTGCTTCCCGGTAGGCATCACGCAAACGTTCGATATCCACGGTGTATCCCAGCGAAGGATTGACCTTGTACCAGTTTGCTTCATCCTCCCAGTCCTCATCATCCTTCAGTCCGTAGACCACCGGATAGAAAGTCGGATCCACACGCCGGCCTTCCAGAATATCCACCGCCTTCGTATGAAGCTCATAAGCAATGGAATGTCTGTCCGTGCCTGCCGTGGTGATAATGAAATGCAGCGGATTCTGTCTGGCATCCGATGATCCCTTTGTCAGAACGTCATACAGCTGCCTGTTCGGCTGCGTATGGATCTCATCAAACACCAATCCGCTGACTGAAAATCCATGCTTACCCCCGACCTCTGCACTGAGCACCTGGTAATATCCTGAATTTCCATAATTCACGATTCTCTTTGTTGCCGTCATCAGCTTCGACCGTTTCAGAAGCGCCGGCGACATCTCCACCATCTGCCTTGCCACATCGAAAACGATGCTGGCCTGCTGCCTGTCAGCCGCAGCGCCATAGACTTCAGCAGAAGGTTCATTATCTGCATATAAAAGATAAAGAGCGACGGCTGCTGCCAATTCGCTCTTACCTACCTTCTTGCATATTTCCACAAAAGCTGTCCGAAACTGCCGGTACCCGTCAGGTTTGACGATTCCGAAGATATCCCGGATCAGCTGTTCCTGCCAGGGCAATAGCCAGAACCGTTTTCCTGCCCATTTGCCTTTGGTATGGCAAAGGTTCTCGATGAACTTCACAGCCCTGTCAGCCTTCGCTTTATCATAATGAGATGTCGGAAGCATAAATCTTGACGGCTTGTAATTCTTAAGCTTCGGATAACCCGCAGGTCTTCTCTCCGCCATTAAGCCTCACCCCCAAGTAATGCCTCCATCTCATCTTCTTCGTCTTTTCCGACGCCGGATGCCGCCATGATTCTCGATCTGGCAGATGGAGTCAGTCCGAACTCAGATGCCGCCTGCATCATCAGTTTCTGATTGGTATTTGCAATACCGACCCATGGTGTCTGCTGATGATATCCTTTATCTGTCTCAAAGGTTGATCCTTCAGAATCAATATGCTCCTGAGCCTCTTTCCATCTTGCGTAGGACTGGCAGTAAGCAGCAAACGCAGCCATATCAATCTCAGTGAGTACACCTATCTCGGATAACTTCACGCAGAGTCTCTCCCACTCCTTCTTCGCTTCTGGAAGCAACCACTTCGGACAGTCGGGCATTCCTTTACCCGGCATCGGCTCTTTAGTATTCAGTTTTCTTTTCCCAGGATTGCCTTCCAGTTTCTTCAATGCTGTAGGTTTCGGTTTTCTCCCAGCCATCGGAATCCCTCCTTTCCGCAAAATAAAAGGACCATGCTCTTCACATGATCCTCTTGATGTTCATTTCACTTCTTCATTTCCAGCTTCGAGATTCATGATCCCATTTTGCTGAATAGTCGATGTTTCCGGTTATACTCTCCACAATTGGAAGCAGTAACGCTTTGAGCAGTTTAACCACATCTTCCAGTTCTGCATTCACAAGCGCTTTCTTCTTTTTCAGAAAGGCTTTCCATCTGCTCTGGTGAATCTCACTGGCCAAAAAGTCATCAGTGAAAGCAAAGATATCATCAAAACCTGTCCCTCTATGCTCAAAGGTTTCTCTGACTGCTTCCTTCAGTTCTATTCCGTCAAGGTCATATCTGTCAGCCAGGATATAAATATCGTAAAAATCCTTATATCTGCTGTTAGCATCTCCCAGAGAAACGATTGCTTCAAATTTCTCGGATATTACCGATGAAATGGAATATGCATAAATCTCTGGAACCTCCATATCCAGTAGAACGGGGAACTCCATTTTCACCCTGTCCGGATAAACAACATCCCCAAATCCGATATCAATAGATACCGGAACTTTCGTCCTGTCCAGATACGCCATGATGGAAACATTCACACCGTGATATTCCTTGAACTCGGTGATGTCTATTACCTCCAGCGTATCCAGATCATACCGCAGGGCATCATCACACTCGATGGCGAAGATATTTTCAAATACCTTCTTCATATCCTCCACATTATTCGGCATATTCCTTGCCAGAAGGTCTATGTCTCTTGTGGCTCTTGCGAACTCTCCCTCAAAGAGCGCATACAGGAATATCCCGCCCTTAAGTGTAAATCGCTCCACATATTCTGACACCGACAGTCTGTATACGGTTCTTTCCAAACCATACGCCGTCAATGCTTCCTGAAATGTTTTTCCGCCGGCCACTGCCTGGTTCTTCAACCTGTCCTTTACAGATATTGCACTTATCATACGAGCACCTCCAGATATTGTCTCATCGCTTTGTCGCATTTCATCAGTTCTGCATATTTCAGAAGTCGGTTCAGATTCCGGTCTTTCCTCTGCAGATAGGTCACAAGGATCTCCTTGGTTTCTTCAATCCCGACCTTCTCTCTGTAAAACACGATATCCACGACGGTTTTTTCCATATCATAGATCTGGAATTCATTCTTGCCTTCCCTGACCGTAGTAACGCCCAGCTCATGCCTTTCATCAGTATAATGATGGACATTCATCTGCGGCCAGTCCGGCACGGTAGATATCTTTGACTTCCTCGGTATAGCTACATCAACAGCATCCGGAATGAATGTTGTCAAATGATAATAAACCGCTGCACTGAGCAGGCAGATCACACCCCTCGGTGCGTATGCTACGGTATAATAGAAGTCTGATTCCTCACCACGATACTCTGCGTTCTCGTAATAGCTCTTATTCAGTTTTATAAGCTTTCCTTCATCGACCAGCCTGCTGACCTTATACTGCGAGAAGCCTTTTTCCTTAAGCTCCTTCATGGAAAAGATCTTCTGATCTTCAGGAAGTATTGCTGTACCTGCCATCTTTTCCACCTCGATTTCATTTAATTTATTTTCGGCGTTTTTCTCTTTTGCCGAATTTCAATTAAATATTACAACCAAACGTGCCGTTTGTCAATCGAAATCTGAGATGACAATGCAGGCTCATACCCCCCGTCTTCCATTTCGCGATTTTGCACGCGTGACCCCCGCGCCGTTCCCTGGGAGCCACACCTGTAGAGATTTCACCCGCCCCTACCCGCGATGGTTTCCCCAGTAGTCCCCTCTCTTCGCGTGTATGGTTGAGTGACACGACTTGCACAGCGCGATCAGGTTACTACGATCGTGCGTACCACCTTCACTCAAAGGCAACTTGTGGTGGATCTCTTCAGTCGGCACGATAATTCCACGTTCAAAACACAACTCACAGAACGGATGCTCCGCAGCATACTTGTCACGGATCCTCTTCCATGCACGTCCATATCTCTTCTTCGTAGACTTATCTCTGCCGTACTTCTCATAGTTGCTATTACTCAGCTTCTCATGCTCTTCACAGAACCTTTTGTCTGTCAGCTTCGGGCATCCGGGATAAGAGCATGGATGCTTCGGTTTCCTTGGCATCATTCCACCTTCTTTCCCATAGAAAAAGCCGCTACGGTATTTTGCTCCGCAACGGCTCTCTCATCTTTCGCTTTTGCCAGTTTAACATTATCACATAGGCTTACTGTACCGAACTTGATTTTACTGTATTGTTTCCGGAATCGTTATTTCATCCAGAGCATTCCTGTGAAGGCGGAATACATTATCGATACCGTAACCAAGCTCAATGGCGATCTCTTCCCATCTCATATAGGACAGATACCGCAGTTCCAGTATTGTCTG